CAGAATGAGTGGGGAAATGAACACCTCATTAGGGAATGGATTTGCCAATCTGATGATAATGCTTTATACGCTCAAGAGAATAGGAGCAAAGAGTATTAAAGGAAGAATCGAAGGCGATGATGGCCTATTTACATTCTACGGCAGAATCCCGACTGTAGAAGATTTCAAACAATTGGGTTTTACGATTAAATTAGAGATGCACGATGAATTAACCTACGCATCTTTTTGCGGATTATTAGCGGATCCTGATGAATTAATAACAATTACTGATCCGACCGTGGCTATAATGAATTTTGGATACACCTCGAAAGAGTATGTTGCGTCCAGTAAGAATAAAATGATGGGTTTACTTAGAGCTAAGGCTTTAAGTATGGCTTATCAATATCCTGGCTGTCCTATTTTAGCCAGTCTTGCACGTTATGCAATAAGAGTCACAGAAGGAACTAGAGCCTTAATTGGTTCAAAAACTGAGCTTTATAAAAGAGATTTTATGATTGAAGCAATGAATTATACCAGAGATAATGGAATTCCGCATAGAGACGTTGGGATTAAGACGAGATTCCTCATGGAAAAGGTTTATGAAATACCTGTTGAAGTACAGGTGGCTACTGAGGCGTATTTAGATAGTTTGACTACCTTACAACCTTTAGAAATTCCCGGCTTACTAGAGTATTGCCATCCAGACGCTATAAAGTTTTATGAAAATTATTCGTTAACGGTAAATTTTAAGAATAGTTTTAATATAAACTGTCCGAGCGCCATGTATGCTCTACGGGCTACGAAAAAATGAGTACAAGAAGAACTCGTGCTCCACGACGTACTGCACGTATGCGTCGTGAGAGAAAAATCATTAATCGTGCGTTTGACAAGGCACAGCGGTACCGACCCGCTAAGGCTAGACGTCCAAAACGTCGAATAAATAAAAACGGAAAATTAAAAACTAATATTAAAAGTGGTTTAAGACTTTTATCACCAATCGCTCGGAATGCAATATCTTCTGGCTTTTCTGATTTTAAAGTAGGTGGTAATTCGCTCATGATAGGAGGCATGACGGTACCACAAATCACTAATTCCGCTCAAAATGGAGCAGTTATATTAAGACATAGGGAGTATTTGGGAGATGTTAATGCAACCACCCCATTTACAATAACCAGTTATAACATTAATTCAGGGTTACTACAGACATTCCCATGGCTGAGTCAAGTAGCAGCCAATTTCGAGCAATACCGATTTCGTGGGTTATTGTTCGAATTCAAGAGTCTTTCATCTGATGCTGTTTTAAGTTCTGCCACTAGTTCTGCACTTGGAGCTATTGTGATGGCGACGCAGTATGATGTCTTGGATCCTGTTTTTACTGATAAATTTAACATGGAAAATTATGAGTTTGCAAACTCATGTAAACCCTCGTCTAGCATGATACATCCAGTTGAATGCGCTAAGAGTCAGACTACAATTTCTGAACTCTATGTTCGTGACGGTGCAGTACCGGCGAATGCAGATCAACGGCTATACGACTTAGGTCGCTTTAGTATAGCAACAGTTGGTATGCAAGCATCATCTGGAGTTGCTGGCGAATTATGGGTAACTTATGAAGTGGAACTTTTCAAACCTAAATTGATAAATGCTTTAGGTCTTGAGATCCCGACTGATCATTTTGAGGTCACGGGAACCTACGGGCCCACTCAACCCTTTGGAACTACAACAGTACCTATTTTAGGTAGTTCTATAGGTGGCATAATAGATACAACGGGGGCCACCTATGTCTTTCCCCCAAATGTAGTAGATGGACACTATCTTTTTCTTTATGTGGCACAACAAAGTGCAGGAGCTGATACAGGTGCCTTTTCAATTAGTGTTGTTAATTGTGTGGGACTCACCTGGTTTCTCAACACGTATCAATCGATTAGTGTAACGTCGACGGTAGCTACCGTGAATATTTTGACTGCGGCATTAATTTCCGTAACTGGTTCAGTCGCCAGCCTCACACTTAGTTACGCCGGATCAGGAACTTATGTTGGAGCAGATCTAACGGTTACCCAAATAAATGGGGCCACTGCTTCCGCCCTACGAAAGAGGGTGTCTCTCGCTAAAGAGATTAACAGGGTTTTCCTTACATCCGCCGAAGAACCTCGTGTAGACGCTGAGATCGAAGCTGAAGATCCAGATTATCAACTGTTCATGGATTTAAAGAAAAAGCTATCATTAAGCAATTAAACCTCCC